GCTATTGAGGGCGAAAAGACTTTACGGTTCGCTTTCACTGGATCGGAAAACTTCCGCAGAACACTATACCCTGATTACAAAAAGAAACGTGGTGGACGTAAGCCGCTTTGCTTCTCCGCACTCAAGCAGCGGATACACGAGAATTTCGATTGTCATACGGAGCAAACCCTAGAAGCTGATGACCTCATGGGTATCTGGGCGACTTCAGGCGACTTCGAGAACCCAGTGATTGTGTCTCAGGACAAGGACATGCTGACCATACCTACCACCCTCTGGAGGGAAGGTTCGCTTGTCGTCACTGGTCGTGGTGATGCTGATTACTATTGGATGAAGCAGACGCTTACCGGAGATACCTCAGACGGCTATCCGGGGTGTCCGGGGTATGGTCCTGTGTCCGCTGAGAAGCTCTTGGATAACTTCACTGCACTTGATGGTGGCTTCCTGCTTAATGAGGCGTGGAAGGCTGTTGTCCAGCAATACATTAAGAAGGGTCAGACTGAAGAAGATGCTTTGGTTCAGGCGCAGTTGGCGCGTATACTGAGGAGTGGCGATTGGCACGCAGAGAAGAAGGAAGTGAAACTATGGACTCCAAGCTAATTTGGAGAAGAAGTGATGACTGACTTCTTTAACACCTATCCCGACCTCGCGAATGTCGAAGACTGGCTAAACGCCAAGGGCTACACGGGTGAAGCCGGTGCATGTCATCAGGCGATGAGTTTAATCCGTAGCCAAGAGAAGCGTATCGCTGACTTGCGTAAAGAAGCTGACATGATGCACAGCGAATACAAGACAGCCCGCGCCCGCATCGCGGAACTTAAAGCGGCGCTGCTACGAATAGGCCAGCCGGGTAAGAAAATCGTTTACTGCCGTGATGGACATGAGGAAGCCGTGTTGCTGGCCCGCGCCGCTTATCTGGGAGAGAAGGAATGACAAAAGCACAGAGCACACAAATAGGTGGCTCTCATTACACAAAGCTAAAGATACAGCCCATGGAATACTCAATGCAGAACTCCTTGGGACCAGCGGAACATACCGTAATCAAGTATGTCACCCGCTGGAAAGACAAGGGTGGCGTCGAGGACTTGAAGAAAGCTCGACACACCTTGGACCTGCTTATTGAATACACGGAGTCCAATTGTGACCAGTAAGGTAACACGCTTTCCTACTCAAGAACCACCACAAGAACTACCAGAACCCGCCCGCTTCCCTGATGCACCCACAGTTGAATCAATGTTGCTCGGGAAACCTCTGCAAGCTCTCGTTCTACTGACTGTCAATACAGAAGGTGACGTTAGTCACTACATGGACGGCGTGACCACTGCTGAAGCTATCGGAATGTGTGAGATGCTGAAGCAGGCAATCTTTCTCGCTGACATGGGATACAACGACTATGACTAGCCTGAAGTTGCCAGAAGAAATAGACCGCGTAGGGTTAGTCAAGAAGTTCCAGTCAGCAGACCCCACGTATCCTAGCGACAAAGAGTTTCACTACACGCTTATTCGTGAGGAGATAAATGAAGTCGCTGTAGCATACGCTGAGTTACTGAAAGAACTTACAGACCTTGAGTATGTTCTTGTGGGGGCGACAGCCAAGGGTATCCACGAGTATCCTGAAGACATCGTGGGAAACCTCTACGCCTTCGAACATCTGTATCAGGCTATTCCATCAGCAATCCTCAACGAAGCTTTCGTTCGTGTTCACAAGTCGAACATGAGTAAGCTGACTGACGGCAAGCTAGTGAAGCGTGAGGACGGCAAGATACTTAAGCCTGAGAGCTATGAACCCCCAGACCTTATGGAGTTAGTATAACCTTGGTTTCAACACGAGCAGAGATTGTAACACGTAGAACTTACTCAAGACCCAAAGATACCCAAGGCACCAAGTTCGAGACTTGGAAAGAGACCATAGATCGGGTCATTAGTCACCAAAGGTGGCTCTGGGAACGAGCGAAAGCCAAACCTTGGGAAGACCCAAAGCCACTAACAGCCAAAGAGGAGGAGGAACTTGCGAAACTTCGGGTTCTCTTCGAGAGCCGCAAAGCGTTGCCTTCAGGACGAACACTGTGGCTTGGGGGAACTGAAGTCGCCAAGAAACGAGAAGCCAGTCAGTTCAACTGTAGCTTCCTCCGCATTGAAACTGTGTACGACCTGTGCGACAGTTACTGGCTTTTGCTCCAAGGTACGGGCGTGGGTTTCGAGCCAGTTGTTGGGACACTGAATGGTTTTAGTAGACCTGTAGAGCTTGAAATCATCCGGTCCAAAAAGACAGACAAGGAGGACAAAGGGAACCCGAATAACGTAGAGTGGTTCCGTGAAGGCATTCCGGTAGGTAAGGCTGAAGCACACATCAAGGGCGCTCAGTGGCACATCCGGGTTGGCGACTCGGCAGAAGCATGGGCCAAGCTTCCGGGTAAACTCTTGGCTAACAAGATACCCTGTGAAAAGCTCATCCTAGACTTCTCTGAGATACGCCCTGCTGGCACTCGTCTCAGTAGCTATGGGTGGATCAGCAGCGGCGATGAGCTACTCGCTGAAGCCATGACACAGATTGTTCGCATCCTGAACCTGAAGAACAATCGTCTCCTTAGTCGCATAGACATCTTGGACATCATGAACTTGCTAGGGTCAACTCTAAGCAGCCGTAGGTCTGCTGAGATTTGCCTTGTTCCTTTTGGTGACCCTGAGACCTATGACTTCATCAACGCCAAGAAAGATTTAGCAGCTACTCCTTGGAGAACACAGAGCAACAACACGCTTCTCTTTTACCACAAGCCTACACACGGTGAACTGACGAAGCTATTTGAGACTATGGTTGCTAATGGCGGCTCTGAGCCGGGGTTCTATAACGCGCAGAGTGCGCTCAAGAGAGCACCTTGGTTCAAAGGTACCAACCCGTGCGGAGAGATACTTTTAGCGAACCACAGCTTCTGTAACCTTATGGAAATCGACCTAGCATCCTTCAATGGAGCCAAGGAAGAACTCTATGAAGCCGCAAAGCTTATAGGCCGCGCAAATTATCGACAAACATGCGTGAACCTTGAAGATTCTGTGCTCCAGCGGGTGTGGCACGAGAACAACGAGTTCCTTCATTTGTGTGGCGTAGGCATCACAGGCATTGTCGGTTGGGAGCATCTGATGGAGCCGAGGGAGCTTAAGGAAGTCATGAAGGCTGCTGGTCGTGGAGCTAATAGCATGGCGACTGAGCTTAGATTACCGCTACCAAAGGCTATCACTACAGTGAAGCCAAGCGGGACACTAAGTAAAATCATGGATACGACTGAGGGTGTCCATAAGCCTCTTGGTCGCTACATCTTCAACAACATTAAGTTCAGCATTCATGACCCTATTGTGCCTAAGGCTAAGGAAGCTGGATACCGTGTGTTTGACGATCCATACAACAAGGATGCTGTCCTAGTGACTTTCCCTGTTGAGTATAGTGAAGTCGAGTTCACTGAGGTTGACGGTAAGTCAGTGAACATTGAGTCAGCCATTGAACAGTTAGAACGCTACAGGTGGACCATGGACAACTACGTGGAGCATAATTGCTCCATAACGGTGTCTTATGATCCATCAGAAGTCCAAGGCATCGTTAGCTGGCTCATGGACAACTGGGATACCTACGTGGGCGTTAGCTTCATCCTGCGTAATGACCCCACGAAGACTGCGGCTGACTTGGGCTACGCCTACCTTCCACAAGAGGTTGTCACCAAGGAGACCTACGACGCCTACGCCAAGGGTCTCAAGAAGCTGAAGCTGGTGGACAGTCTGGAAGAGCTTCAGGACGAAGGGTGCTCTACAGGGGCGTGTCCTATTCGATGACTCTCAGTCGGAAAGAGCGTCGAAGGACGCTTAGAGAACAGAGGGCGGCGGCGGGTTTTCCTGCCGCTCCCCCTGCCCCACCGGCCCTAGTGACTATACGGCCTATGACCATCAACCAGAACAGGGTGTTCAAGGAGTTCAACCGTGGGCAGCATCTTGTCCTTCACGGTTACGCAGGGACAGGTAAGAGCTTCCTGAGTCTCTATCTGGCCTTACATGAGGTGATGGACAAGAAGACCTACAAGCGGGTCATCATAGTCCGGTCAGCAGTCCCTAGTAGAACTCAGGGTTTCCTACCGGGAACTGAGGAAGAGAAGGCTGCTGTCTATGAGGCTGCTTACACGGCTATCGTGGACGACCTGTTTGGCAAGGGTGGGACGTATAGGAAACTGAAGGACCAGAAGCTCATTGAGTTCACCACTACCTCCTATCTGCGTGGGCTGACCATAGACGATGCTATCGTTATCATCGACGAGGTTCAGAACATGATAGACGGGGAGATTAACACGGTGATGACCCGAGTCGGTCAGAATACCCGAGTGATTATCTGTGGTGACTTCAGGCAGAACGATCTGGCCAACAAGCGTGAGGAGAGTTGCATCAGGTCGCTGATGGACACTGTATGGCGGATGCCAAGCTTTAGCATCATAGAAATGACCCATGACGACATAATCAGGTCAGGGCTGGTGAAGGAGTGGATATTGGCCCGTGAGTAGCCCAAAAGCATGAACACAATCATCTACCAAGACAGTCAGACTAAAATTGAAGAAAACGAGTTTGGACGTTTTGTATACAAAAGCCTGAAGAAGAGGACTGGAAGAAGAACGGTCACCTCTAAGCCAAAGTGGACCTTAGTGGACTCGACCCTGTCAGTTGCCTCTAAAAATGACTCAGGAAGCCCACTGGTAAGCCAAAAGAAGATATGAGCACCTACCCTAGCTCTATGCTCTAAAGCTCGCCAGCGAGTCTCCCTGAATCGTTAAAACCGATAGTCTCGCCAAGGGGTAACCCAAGGTAGGACTATCGGTTTTTTCATTTAGGCTGGTGGGTAGTCATCTGGTGGACCCATGCCACCAATTGGTCCCAATTCAACCACCCTAAGATTGTGGTCGCCACGAACAGGAAGGTCTTCCCTGCGTTGTAGGCCACCTTGGCTGTTACGTCTATCTCAAGCTGCCTGTGGCCAATAGCGTCCAGCTTCTCGTCTATGTCGGATAGGAGTTGCTGGAGAGTGTCTAGCTTGGTCTCAAGGATGGCTATTCGTTCTGAGTGGTCATCTGGCATCTTTGATCCACCCACATTTAAGCGCCACACCTACAGCATTGTGTTCCCGAATCTGGGCGATGGTAGGCTTAGTGTCATGTCGAGAGTAATAGATGGCTCTAGCATTACGACAGAAACCACTATCAATCTCTAAGGAAGGGGTCGTCTGTTGGCAGGCTGTCAGGCTCCCTAAGGGTAGAAGCACGAACAGCTTCACGAGCAGCGACTGCAATTTGGGCTTGCTTAACTTCATTGCTCAAGGTTTCCAGTTGCTGCTGAGTTCTACCGGCGTCTACGAGCTTGGCTGCGTAGAGCAGTTCAAAGAGTTTACCAGCAGCCCAAAAGAGACTGCTGATAACACTGAGAACCATGGTCACTCTGCTTTACCCGGAGGTGTCGAGGTGATTGAGCGAAGGACTGCCATAAGCACAGCAGAACCAACAGCAACCATACCAGCCTTGGGGTCATTCAAAAAGTTCACCCAATCAGTAGCGGCAAGCACACCGAAGACTGCTAGGAGCGCTGAGGCTAGGTAAGTTCTATAGCCAATAAACATGGTGTTACTCACTTTGGATATTTTTTAAAGGGAAGCTGATAGTGCGGGCCGTCCTTAAAGCTTCGCCAGTCGCCACCCCATTCAATCGGGATACCGACAGCTTCAGCAGCAGCCTTCACTACCTTCGATAACTTTGCGTATAGCGGCCAGTCCCAACGGATTTCACCGTTGTCCACTACGCCATCGTTGTCAGTGTCTATCCACACAGCAAGGTCAACAGCGTGACCAGTGATGTGTCTGGAGTTCATCGTCTTCGATGCTCCAGCCTTTACCAACTGTCTCTGTCGTTCAACAGAGCGCAGACCCTCGGTCACTACGAACTTAATGTCCGAGAGTTCTGCGGCCTTGTTGATTACTTTCTGTAAATCTGGATGAACACCGACGAGCCTCTTCTTTGAGGTCTCATTCAGCTTTATCATTTAATAAATGTTACTTTCGGTTAGACGCTTAGTGCGTTAGCATCCACAAACATCTGGTCAACTTGTTCGCTGGTGAGGCTGAGGGCTGCTGAGAGTGTAGCAATAGCAGCACTGTTACGATCAGCAAAGTTGCCGTATTCCCAGACGTTCTTTAGCGCGTTGTCGCTCGTCTCATTGATAAGCGCCTGCGCCTGATCAAACAGGCCGTCGTTTTGCAGCACCGTGCGAACAGCCCACATGGGAACCTGTTGCGGGATAGCAGGCGGCGGCGGGATGTAAGGAAGCGGCGTGTTGCCTTCGTCAATCCAGTCTTGGATTTCAGGCGCAGATACAAGGCTGCTTTCCTGCCTACCATCCGGCCACGTTCGAATGACGATTGTGTTGTCAGGGTCAGCGTATTGCCAAACTGGATCACTCATAGCTCACATCCCGTGAAATATACGTTGCCAGAAGCATTTCCAAATGAAAGCGACGTTGAATTACCGGCTACAAGCCCTGTCATACCAGATACTTGAAGGGTCGCAGTTGTGAGACTAGCTTGGTTGAATATTACGCCTGTCGGCGTAGTCCCACCTGCGTTAGCTTGCCAGCATAAAAAATGCGCCGCAGAGGAAACGATGGCGCCGGTCGGACTAGTCCGAGGCGTTACTTGAAACGGCATAGACACAAGCGCTTCAGTAGTCGAATACGCCTGACCGATTGCTACAATTCCACTTGCTACTGTTGCCTTGCTCGCCGGCAGATACCGCTGACACAGCATCAACTCCTGCCCATACTGCCTGCGCTCGAACGGCGTGGCTACTGAGCCGACTTCTAGCTGAACGCCGGTGATGTAGAAAGTTGCGCCGTTGGTGCCGACTACTGACTGACAACCAGTGGCTGAAGCATAAACGGTAGACGCCCATGTAGATGGCGTTCCAGCGTATGTTGCCCCAGAACCCATAGACAATTGAAGCGAAATACCAATCCCGTTTGTCGTCAACCATGTTCCGGTTGTGTCACCGGGAATAGTAATTGATTTCTGTTCCCAAGTATTTGCTGAGTTTATTACATAGGTAAATGGGTATGACCTATTAAACGCACCATTATTTATGACGCCGCCAAATGTTCCGGTTAAAGAACTCCGAACCCAAAAAGAAATCGTAATCGTTTTTGCGCTTACTGTCCCCCAAGCCAAATCTTGAAGATTTAGCCCTTCGATAAATTGAACAAACGTAAAATAGTCACCTGAGGTAACGCTATACGAGGAATTAGATGTAAATCCAAGATAGTTGGAAAATCCAACAGGAGGAGTGACAGAACCTGCATTCTGCTGCCAAGTTCCTTTAGTGGCTAAGCTGGCATTAAATAGCCATCTATCAACTGTATATGCACCAGCCGTTCCGCTCGCGCCAGCATTACGCTGATCTATCCGCATATCGCCATTGATGATGCGGTTCCGCAGGAAGCTAGAACCCATCGCCAGCGT